ATCAGCACGATCAGTAATCTGATTATTAGTCAATGCATGATCACGCCTGGCTCCCCAATAAGATCTTGTGAAACGAGTGTTGTCTCCGGGTTGATCAATCCAGTTATTTTTTTTAAATTGCTCTTGTATAAACCCCCATCCAATGTCCAGTTGATTAATCACAACCTGAGCATTGTGAGTGTCCTTGTATTTTTGTGCAGTTTTTAATGCCACACCCACTTCGCCATCATCAAAATAACTGGTTTGATCAAACACAACAATTTCATCAATTGGCAACTGTGCTTGGATAAATGTTTCTAGGATATGAGCACTGTCATATCCTCCACTGTACCAAAGACAGACCCATTTGTGAGTGTCTCTTATCTGTTGTGCTCGGGCTCTACACAAGGTGTCCCAGTCTTGAATGGGATCACGAGAAAAATCCACGTGATCCCAGGTATTTTCCATCCAGTGATATTTCACACGGCCGATATTGCCCTGGCAACGAGACAGTGCGTCAAGTTTGCTGTAAGTAGCATGCCCGTCGACTGACCAATAGCTGTCGTGTGTATCATATGCACCTGGTAACATGGATTAGTCTTTCTTTAGTTTTTGTATTCTATCATGCATGCGACGAGTTGCATCTCTTTCTTGTTCAATGACTTTTTGCACAGCATTGATATCAAGATCGTGTCCCGACATTAAACTAAACATCTTCCAACGTTCCTGACTTTCCACAGTGTTTGCTGCAATTCTAAATATCTTGTTGTAGTATTCTTTGATGTGTTTCGGAGTATCTTGGTGAACAGCAATCAACTGCTGTTGATTTGATTTAAAGCCAGGAAGGTGTGTGGCAATTGGCTGAGCATTGGGATAAATGGGCAAGCTAGTATTCCAACTGGTGCCCACTGCTCTCAAAATACCTTTGTCAACAAACTGTTTGTTGTCGGCACCTGAGCTCAAATACACGTCAAGATCTCCCAGATCGATCTGAATAGGCATCTCTGTGGCTCTTGTGTAGGGCACAAAATTAACATTGTCGACACCATTCTTTGCAAAAAATTCAGATTGAATCAACATAGAATGAACTGTGGGGTGTCCAGCATTGAACTGTTTGTTTTTCTTGGCAGCATTGGTGGCAGCATTGGCAAGATCATCAAGAGTATAGATATTGCTCTTGGCGCTGACATAGAAAAATTGCGGACTAAACACATGAATAGCAATTGCCGGCAACAGGTTCATGTCCACCGCTCCTATTGGGGGAATCACTGGATTGATCACATGATTGGTGTTGTCTCCGGCAAACAGTGTGAGACCATTTGGCGTACTGCCTACTACTTCTCGAGCAGCAATGAGACCTTGCGCACCAGGCTGATTGACAACAATAAATTTCAACCCAGTCAATTGTTTAACCTGCTCCAAGATAAATCGTTGTGTGACATCTGTTTGGGCACCAGCTGCTCTACAGACTATGACCTTGATAGTTTTGTCTACAAGTTCCGGGGGCATTGGAGGGACTGTGCTGTTGGCCCAAGAGCCAACTGACAAAATCATACCAGCAATAAAAATTAATTTTTTAAACATTTATACTTTCCTTTAGGTTAGGGATAACATGAAACTGCAATGCGGAAGGATCAATATCCACAGTGAGATTCAATCTGGCACCGATGTTTTTTTCCACAGAATGCAAAATGCATCCATTGAACAACACCCATTGTGCCACGGGGAATTGCACACGCTCTAGTTCAATCAATTGGTCATGATCCAATTCGTAAATGGGATCTGCTGCTTGATAGTCTTGCATGTTGTAAACCACCGGCTTACCGGGCTTGTGATAAAACACTGTTTCTGCAGAATCACTGCCACGGTCAATTAGATAAAACAGTCGTATTTTTCCAGGCTTGTCCACATGCGCACCGTGAGTGTCACTGTCGCCTACACTGATACGAACTGTGGTTTCGCGAAAATTGGGAAATATATTTTCTTGACACCATTGGGTCCACTCGGGACTCATCTCAAATGCCTGCTGATGTCTAGTTGTCACTGTGTTGCCTTTGACAGTGATCTTTCGATGCAGATAAGTTCCGGTGTGGTAACCTTTCTGTATCTGAGAGTATTCATCATGATTTATTTTTGGACGAGCAACACGCCGTGCCTCGGCAATGAAATGTTCAGGAACAGTCGGCAAGTGCGGCATTGGAATCCAAGTAAACAATGGTGCCATTGATATATGTCCTTTGAGTTTGCAAGTTAGATCGGCAGATCAGAATGTGTGTGCCAACGCAAAATATGTGCCAACACCATTGGATGTTTTGGTAACATGACCACTGGACTTGGCCACCTGTGTTATGATCCTGGTGCGTTTGCTCAGCACATAGTGTGCAGACACAGTGTTGCGTTGAAAAGCGCTCTGTTCGGAAGAAAGAGTGGCAATGCCAAACTCAAATTGATTGTACTTGGTCTGAGCACCGAATGAAGTTAATACATCATCTTTTACGCCACTTAGTCTGGAAACAATACCGTTGCTGTCTACGCTTCGTGCGGTCATGAGCAAAAATTTACCAAAATCGTATACAGCACCGAATTGTTGGTTGGTCTGTTGTACCACAGCATAGTTGTTGGTTTGGCCATAATATGCTCTAAATGGCAAGTTCACATAGGTCAATGAGTTTTGTGTTAGGTTGTGGCCGCCTGGAGTGGGAGTTACCACACTGGTTGAAGAAACTTGTTGATCGTTGTAAGCTCGCACTGTTTCAAACTGGAAGCCGGCGATTCTCGGAGTTGAATAAGACACTTGACCTGCTTGTCGAGGAAAAGCCATAGTTGCGTGAGATGCCAATGCACCATCATCTCTAAGCGGACTAGTCCAAAAAATAGCCGAACCTAGATTTGTTGTGTACTTGCCGGCGCTGAGTTTACCGTATGGAGAGTCAATCCAAAGTCTGGTGCGTTCAAATATGTTTTCGCCGTAGCTTGAATTACCATTGGCTATTTTGAAACGAGACTGTGCATCAAATCCCACTGTTGTGCCCGCACCTAGGTCTTCTTTGGCTTCCAGTGCCAAGAACGTACGAGCGTTTCCCACTTGGTCAATTGTGTTTGACTTGTCTGAAGCTATTGGATTATATGCTCCAATCTCGGCCCGGCCGCTGAACTTAACAGGTGATTCAGCAAATACAGATGTTGTAGCGGCTGCAATAGCAAATGCCGCAATAATTTTTTTCATATAAGATTACCTTAAAAAATATTTCACATTTACTTCAATTTCAAAAGCGGCCGCTGACTGATACTTTATTGCAATGTTGCAAAAATTTTGATCGCGACCTCATTTTAAAATGAAGTGATTCATTAAATAACGTTTTGGGGTAGCTTGTAGAAGAACTCTACTTACAGGTATCGGCGTTATGTTATAGTATAACAGTAAAGACATCACTATGTCAAGCGTCAATTTGCAATTCTGGCGTCAGAGACTCTGGCGCTGCTATTTCTATTTATACAACTGACAAGTTCAAAAAATTTTTGTCAATTAGTCAGGCGGCCAACATCACAGTGCCAACTGTTTCTGATTGGCGTGTTTGATTATGCCATCATCAATGGGGTCTCGGACAAAACTTATTTGTAAAGTTATTCTAGTGTCTGTGCAGCCTTCTACACTGTGTAGATCGCCTCTACCATACAGCAGGTACCAGTTGCCTTCTTTCATATGGAATTTTTCAGTCACTTGCAATTGGTCGTAGTCGTCCACACGACTGTCCATCATGCCAAGATCCAGCTGGTTGGTTTTGGGTTCGTAATACACAGTTTCAACATTTGCACCGCCTTCCTTGATTATATAGGTCAAGACGTAGAATCTGGTTCTATCCAGGTGGGGACCAAGCACACCAGTCATGCGCATGTAACCCATTTCTTTCCAGTCTGTTACAATATTTTCTTTCAACCACGGTTCTATTTCAGGAGCTGCCTGTTGTTTTCTAAATACACCTTCGGCAAATTCAACACCGTCTTTTTTGAGCATACGCGGTAGGTTGGCCAGCATGATACGATCTTCCATGTCTAGGTTGTACCCTAGCAGATTTTCAGGTATTGCCGGCAGCCAATCTAAATGAATAAGTTTATACATAGCATTTTCCTTTGTGTTGTTAGATTTATTTATTCTCTAGTTTACGCAAGATTGAAAAATACAAGTGAGCCAGGGTTCCAGCATCAACTCCAGTATCTGGATGATTCTAACTTGTCCCAGTAGGCTGCGTTGTTGCGGTTCACAAAGTTCTTGACTAGATATCGGGCCATGCCCATGTAGCCCATCTTTTTAAATCTGCGACTGTCTTGGCCACAGTGATGTCGTACAATTCTAAACTTGCTGGGTTTATATTTGCGGGATAAGAAGTAGTCTTCGCTGGTTACAAAGTTGTGAGGGAATCCGCCAAATTCTTCAAACCGATCACGTCGTGTCAGCATGAATGCTCCCACTGCAAATGGACTAAAATACTTCAATGCATGGTTTACTGTGTTGAAAATACCAAATCCAATCCGGGCTCTAAGGTCTCTATCGTAGCATCGGATGTTCAATCCCACAAGATCCAAGTCTTTGGATTCCAGTGTGTCAACTGCATCTTGAATAACTGTGGGTTTGAAGAAGCGAACATCAGCATCAATGAACAGGATGTAAGGAGTAGTTGCTAGTTCAGCACCGTTGTTTTTTGCAACACTGACCGGGCCGCCGTCTATGATTTCCACATTCAGATCGCCCTTTGTTGCTTGAATAACTTCTCTGGTACGATCTGTAGAACAGTCGGCGATGATGATTCTAGTATTGCCTACGGATTGTTGGCGTAGGTGCATTAGCAAATGTGCAATGTAGTTTTCCTCGTTTTTACAAGGCACCACAATGGTAATTTTATCACTGAGTTGCATGAGCGTCTTTCTCCTGAGTCCAGGTAACTATTTCCCAACGACCGTTGTGATGCTCTACCAGAGCAGTGCATGATTCCACCCAGTCGCCGTCATTCATATACACAATGCCATCTATGATTTTTATTTCTGCATGATGTATGTGCCCGCAGATCACTCCATCAAAGCCACGCTTCTTACAGTAGGCCACTAGGTTCTTTTCAAACTGAAAGATGAAGTCTACTGCTTTTTTAACCTTGTGCTTAAGATACTTGCTAAGGCTAAAGTACCCAAAACCCATGCGGCGACGAATCCAATTAAACTTAGTGTTGATAGAAAGGATGATATCATATGCTTTGTCTCCTAAAAATGCTAGCCAAGGCGCTAGGCGTGTAATACCATCAAACAGGTCGCCGTGAGTCACTAGATAGTGTTTGCCGTCTGCACCTATATGCTCCGTCTGATTGGCTATTTCAATGTTGCCAAAGCCAATACCATACGGCATCAAGGGCCTTAGGAATTCATCATGATTGCCTGCCACGTAGATCACTCTAGTGCCACGTTTGGCAAAGCCCAGTATGCGTCTTACCACATTGGTGTGGCTTTGTTTCCAGCGCCACTTGTTTTGCTGTATCTTCCAAATGTCTAGAATGTCGCCTACAAGGTACAATGTTTCGCAGGTATTGTGTTTGAGAAAATTGTTTAACTTATCCGCTTGACTATCTCTGGTGCCAAGGTGTACATCACTAATAAAAATAGAGCGATAAGTTTTCTGCATCTAGTATTTACGCAGAAACAGCTCAAAAGTCTATTTCGGTTGTTTCCACTACTACCCACCCTATACTACGTAGATCCTCTTCAATCTCGTCGGTAACCACAGTTTCTGATACAAATGCTAAGAGTTCTTTGTGTCGTATCTGCTGATCTGGATCCATCATAGCAAATTCTTCAGCACTGAGATCTGTACTACCGCGTATTCCACTGCAATAGTAGTCCAGGTAGTCTTCGTTACAATCACGCATTTCGGCCACAATTCCGCCGGCACTGCGCCAACTGCAACTCCAACGCTGGTCGCGTAGAATGTCCATCACATCCAGTCGCTGGAACTCGTTGTTGCACATGGCTGCATAGAGATTCTGTGCGTAGATATTGCTTCCTCGCACTTTTGCTAACATTAACTCACTGGCCATTAGATCTGTATACATGCTGTTTTACTCATTTGTAGTTGGTCGGAGTACAAGGATTCGAACCTTGGACCCCCTGGTCCCAAACCAGGTGCGCTACCAGACTGCGCCACACTCCGAATTACTGGTGCCCAATGTCTGATTCGAACAGACGACCTACCGCTTACAAGGCGGTTGCTCTACCCCTGAGCTAATCGGGCAATACTTTACCTATATAATGGTTGCGGGGGAAGGACTCGAACCTCCGGCTTCCAGGTTATGAGCCTGGCGGTCTACCACTGACGTACCCCGCGATAATGTTTACAAAAGACCTTCTGCTGTCAAATGTTGCACAGTCTGCTCACTCAGAGCAATGTCTATGCGCACATTCAATTCCAACACTTCGTCTTGCAATTTTTGTTTGGCCTTTTTGGCACTGGTCACAATGGCCTTGAAACCTTTGATATCAGCTTCTGTGAACACTGTGGTGGTCACTGTGCTTTCAAAACCGTAGATACTGCGAGTATCTTCTTTACGGTTTTTAATCTTGTCCAACTTGCCCAACACGACTGCTTCTTGTTCACGAACTTCATTTGCACTCAATGCTGTGTAGTTCTGAATCTGCTTTTCAAGAAAGGCAATCTGAGTCAGCTTGTCGTCTACGCCCACACGGCTGTTGACAGCACTGACCTGCGCACGAATGTCATACAGAGCTCGTACCAAAGCATCACGTCGGGCCAGATTGGCCTTAAACTCTGCGGTGGCCTTGTCAATTTCCACCACAGGAGCGTGGAACTCTGTCAAGCTGACTTGACCTTTAAGGTCGATACCTTTGACAGCATCGTTGATGCTGTTCTGCAATGCACTTGCTTTACGTAGACTGATATTCATACATTTCCTTTTGATCAATTATACAACAAAAAAATAACGAAGTCAAGAAAGCAAGTGACCAACTGGACAAATAACAGTGAGATTGATCTCTCAATCTCTCACAAGTCACAATGCACAAAGCACAGAGACCTGCATATGTCTGGTTAGCAAATCACAAAGTTGATAGATAAAGACCAGTTCACACAAGCACGAGGCGTTTTCAAGGCGCCGGCCAGAGTTTGTTCATCGTCGCATGAAGCGATAATGGGTGTCAGCTCTCGTCTCTTTCTCTTCTCCGGGCAGTTGCCAAAGGCCTACTGCCAAAAACACTTTATTGAAACACACTTAAACCGTTCTTCAACCTGGATCTGGCTATCTCGGGGTATCCACCCGCGAATCAGTATGTGCTTCAATAAAGTGTCCGGCTACTCCCACCACAGGAGCCCCGGACCGGGCTGACTACTCCGTCTACGTATTTGTTCTTATGGTAAAGGTTAGCGTTCCTCACCCTAGGCAGTTTTCAGTATCTCCGAACAGGAGACTGTAAGGTCAGGTCCTAGTGTACCCCCTGTTCTATCGTTTCAGGGACGCTGTTTTATAACGTAAAAACAGTAAACCGGGATTGGCGGAAGCGGTGAGATTCGAACTCACGATACGATTACTCGTATGCTGGTTTAGTAGACCAGTTCCATCGGCCACTCGGACACGCTTCCTATTCTGTATTATAACACTCGCAGGGTTGACTGTCAACTCTGCAGTTGTCCAAATCATCTGCGACTGTTAACCGTACTGCGCTGTTGTGCAGTGCCCAGACCTCTGAATCGATCTGCGGCATAGCTGGCAGCAAATGCATCGGGTTTGACCAGTGGTGTCACATTGCAGGTACCTTTGATGTAGCCCACTGCTTGAGATATCACACAGCTGGATCCGAATTGGTCGTTGGGGTTGATGTCCAAGTGAACTTCAACAGGACGATGTTCCAACACTTCGCCTAGGCGTAGATACAGTTCTGACACCTTGTACACTTCGGTCATAAGCCGCATGCGTGGCTGTGAAGTTTTTTGATCATAGTCACGTTCACGTTGCACTTCACCAAACAGTTTGCAACCGTTGTTGCCGTTGATGTGTACCACAATGGCCAACACATAGTCGGCATACCAAACGCCGTTGACTCGAACACGTTCACTGTCACAGCCCAGGTAGATTTTTGTTTCTGGGGTTTGTTCTTCGATAAAAGCCTTGACTTCTTCTAGATTGAGCTTTTTCATATCGTTGTCTCTAATAATTGGAGCGGGATAGGAGAATCGAACTCCTGACTAAACCTTGGCAAGGTTTCGTTTGACCATTAAACTAATCCCGCATCTACTAACATGTGGTGGGCAAGGAGAGACTCGAACTCTCACGCACTAGGCACTGGCTTCTAAGACCAGCGTGGCTACCATTACACCACTTGCCCACAATAATTTGGCTCCCCAGCGTGGGATCGAACCACGGACACCTTGATTAACAGTCAAGTGCAACTACCGCTGTGCTACTGGGGAATATTTTTTACTTGCGTTCTTTGAACGACTGCGGCACTGCGGCCGACAACTGTGCATCAATCATGGCTCGCTTGAACTCGTTGCGATCGTGTTGATCTTTAAACTTTAGCAATGCCAGCAATGTTTTTGTTCGCTTGGCCAGTTTGAATGTTGATGTTGATCTCATTGGAGTCCTTGTTGTGTAAAATATTTATTGCTATCTCTTGTCTGCAGATAATTTGGTGCTCAAGTACAGAATCGAACTGTCGACTGCTCCTTACCATGGAGCCGTTATGCCACTTAACTACAAGAGCAATGGTGGTTCCTACTGGGGTCGAACCAGTGACCTCTTGGATGTCGACCAAGCGTTCTACCGCTGAACTAAGAAACCAGTCTGGGGAGTCGTACGGGAATCGAACCCGTATTAACGGAATCACAATCCGTGGTGTTGACCGTTACACTAACAACTCCATTATTTGTTGAGTGGAGAACTCCAAGACACAATTGAATTCAAAATTGGAACCAGGTGTTCTTCTTCCACTGCTGTGCTTGATTTTATACAAACACAGTTAAACTTGTCAATATTATCTAGTTTTAAAAATTCTTCAATGGTATAGTGGTCAGCATGCTGTTTCCAGTAACCAGTGGTGTCATCATAAATGCTTAATCGATTTTGAAATTGAAATTCAGCATCGGGGTTTTTTTGTAACCCTAGATTGCCCAAAAGTTCATATTCGCTAAACCAAATTGGAGGAGAATTGTCGGGACTAGCATTGACATCAGCGGAAAACACCTGTGCCATGGCCAGTAACCAATTACATCCGTATGTTTGTTCTATGTGATTTTTCAGTGCCACCCAGTCTTTCTTTAGCACAGGCATAAATTCTGTGACAAAACAATGACTGGTTTGACGTTCCTGCCCTGTAAACTTTTTTACGTATTGATAATATTCTAAACTGTGTGTGGTATTTTCTATCACGTAATACCTTGGGGTTGACCCATCAAAATATCGATAAGGCGTCAACGAAAACGTATCACAATCTTGAATCAACACACGGTCGCTGTTGACTTGATCCAGTGCCAGTAATTTAAAAAATTGCTGGGCTATCCATCCTGAGAATTGGTAATAGTCAAACTCTGGAAGCAACTGTCGTTCCATCAATTGCTGGTCAAAAACAACAGTCATGTTTGAAGTATCAATGCCATGATCTCGGTAAATCTGTAACAGATCAATTGGTTCTCGATTATGGTCTGGGCCAAAACAAATGTATGTTTGGTCAGGTTGTGGGTCAAGAAAGTGATCAAACTTTAAGGTAAGTATTGAATCTGCAATTCTTGAACCTGCAACAAAAAATAATCTTATCATCCTCTATTTATTTGACGATATCATCGTCAATTGAGTATTGTGGCCTCGCCTGCAGGAATCGAACCCACATTCAAGAGGTAGAAGCTCTTTGTATTATCCATTATACTAAGGCGAGAATTGGCAGAGGGTACTGGGATCGAACCAGTGATGACAGAGTCAAAGTCTGTAGTGTTACCGCTACACTAACCCCCAACAAAATGTTACCGTGGTGGTAATAGTTGGACTCGAACCAACGATAGGCTGCGTATGAAGCAACTGCATTAGCCACTATGCTATATTACCATATAGAAACATACTCCGCAGGAATTGAACCTGCCCACCCAACATGTCGTCGAGCTGTAATCCGCTACATCTGCCTGGCCTAAGCATTTGAATATGTTTTTATATGGTAGGGGTGCTCGGGAACGATCCGAGTTTTACTGGTTAAAAGCCAGTTACTTCACCTTAAAGTTTCACCCCCTAATGGGTTTTGTTTTTGTGCTCGTCGTAGAGCCTTGTTGCTCTTGCGATGCGCACCTGCTTTGCGGAACAGTGCAAGACGAACGAAGCAGTTACGTTCGCGCACGATCGGTTTACGTTTCTTCATAAAGTTTCCTTTGTTTTAAATTGGTAGGCCCTGAGAGAATCAAACTCCCACTTCCGGGTTCGTAGCCCAGTGTAATATTCATTTTACTAAAGGCCTAAATTGGTGGAGGATAAGAGAATCGAACTCTTAATTGAAGCTTGCAAAGCTACCGTTATCCCATTTAACTAATCCCCCATATGCTCTGCATCCCCCGGCGGTAATTGTAGTACATCAGACCTTTGGAGTCATCACACATACCTTCCACCCGCTTCCCGACAGGAACCGTTATCGCATTGCCAGCGGCCTTTCGGTTCAAAGACTACCACCCGTGGCTATCACACCACTTCTCATCGTGCGGGTCGCACTATCTGTTGATTAAACAGAACGTTCTGGTGGAGGTGATAGGGATCGAACCTATTGAGACCTGAGTCCGGCGGAGTTACAGTCCGCTGCCATACCATTACGGCGGCACCTCCTAAACTTGGTATGAGCGGAGGGACTTGAACCCTCAATCCCGAAGGCGGCAGATTTTAAGTCTGCTGTGTATACCATTCCACCACGCTCACATAATTCTTGGTGCCCCATGACAGAATCGAACTGCCGTAACCTGATTACAAAACAGGTGTAATGCCATTATACTAATAGGGCGTGTTGAGTTCGAACTTACCTAGACAGCGTGACTTTCTCTTGCTGACACTCTAACAAAACTTGGTACTCGATAGCGGAATCGAACCGCTCTTACCGGGATGAAAACCCGGTGTCCTAACCGATAGACGAATCGAGCATGAAAAGAAAAACCCTGTAGCAGTCCAGTTAAGCAACCGAACAGGGCCGTGTTAAAGGAGGAGAGCCACGGTTGCAGGACCTAGTGCCTCAAAGAGGGAAGTGTCCAGGCGATGTGGCTCTCAAAAAAATTGGCGGTCTTAGGGGGTAACGATCCCCACTCTTATGGCGTGACAAGCCATCGTGCGTCCATGAACACTTTAAGACCAACTATATTAAAAAATACTAAAGGAACCATTGTGCATCTGTCTCTACCCTATGCAACGTCTACATAGGGCCTGCACGGTCATTACTTCCTAGAAGGCCCACCGCAAATCCGGATTGCTCCTGCTTCATGCTCCTGGACTTGACCAGCGCCCGTCGGTACTGTCATCATCCCAGTCGCCTAGTGGTCTAGGTAACCTTTAATATGTTTTAAAATAGCAACCCTTGCGGGTTACCAAAAACAACAACTTTTTAAAGAACGTCTAGTTAATTTCCTAACTAGTCTCTAGTATAGCACAATGGCTATATCTAGTCAATTTGTTTTGCAAACACCCTACAACATGTAGGGTTATTTGCAGATCCAGTTAATTTCTTAACTTGCTTCTATTGTAGCAAATTGCCGTTAATTGGTCAACTTAGTACTTTAGTTAACACTACTTGCAGTAGGGTTATTGTTGGCGTACCTCCAGGGACTCGAACCCCGACGAACAGTTTTGGAGACTGTCATGCTGCCATTACATTAGAGATACACTGACTGGTAGCCATGGACAGTTTCGAAATGTCGACCTAACGCTTATCAAGCGTTTGCTCTTCCTCTGAGCTACACGGCTAAATTTTTGGCGGGTCCTGCAGGAATCGAACCCACACCACTTGGTTCGAAGCCAAGCATGATATCCATTTCACCAAGGACCCAGATTGGTACCAACGACTGGACTCGAACCAGTCACACCCAGATTTTCAGTCTGGTGCTCTACCTGATGAGCTACGTTGGCAATGTTGGCGGTGTGACTGAGACTCGAACTCAGAACCCGGATTACGCCGAGCGACAGATTAGCAATCTGCTCTAATACCATTATAGGACCACACCGTTGTTTGGCGGAAGACGGAGGAGTCGAACCCCATCCCTGTTAAGAGAACCTGGTTTTCAAGGCCAGTCGCAGGACCAACCCCGCTGCATCATCTTCCTGAATTTGGTAGCCCCGGCGGGATTCGAACCCACATGAACCAATTATCTGTTGCTTACGGGATATAAATCCGCCGTTTTACCATTAAACTACAGGGCCAATGTTATAAATTTTTAAACGCTTTCTTTATAATTGCATTGCGATCCAGTTTGGAACTGGCACCCAACACAATCACTGCATACTGTTGCCGGTTGTGTTCCACCAACATGGCCACACACCACCCAGCTGGCGTGGTAAATCCAGTCTTGCTCACAGCCACACGGTCAAACTCTGCCATCAGTTGTTGAGATGTGTGAATGAGATTCAAAGTGTTGCCACGAGTTCGGTCTGACTTTTTTAACTGTACAGTGGGTTGACCGCTGACTTCTTGTATAAACCAATAACCGGCAGCAATCTGCACCATCTCCGCCAGGTCCTGCGCAGTGGTCACATTGAACACGCCCAGTCCCGACGGATCTACAAATTTAGTATTTCGAAGATCCCACATTTTAGCATGCCGATTCATCTCAGCTACAAATGCAGATCGGCCCCCGGGATAGTCCTGTGCGATGGCTTCGGCTGCTCCGTTGTCACTGCTGACCAACATGGCCTTTAACAACTGCTCTCTGGTGTACTGACCAGGCGGCAATCGACTACCGCTGTTTTTCCCCAACATCATTGGCTGTAGTAGATCTCTGTTGTGATCCAGTGCGACCATGGCAGTCATCAGCTTGGTTATACTGGCCATGGATCTCACCTGATCGGCATAACGGTTCAGTTCCGTGTGCTGTGCGTTGATGTTGTAGACCAACACTGTGGGCTCACTGGTTCGAGCTGTAGCATTGGTCAATGCTGCACAAAAAAACACAATGGCAAATAATTTCATATTTTTCATTTTATAAAATTTGGAGTGGGTGACAGGACTTGAACCTGCATGATACGGATTTGCAATCCGGGGCCTAACCATTCAGCTACACACCCACACGTAACACACTGTCGCCAATGTGTGTATTAAAGCACTCTAAAATACTTAGGCTGCCTGTTCTTAAAGAATGCTTTAATACGAACCGATTTTTCCTCCCATACAAGGGATTTCATCCTGGCCGCCGCCCGTTTGTGCTTGTTTATAGTGTAGCACAGGACCTCGTTTCCTGTCAACACTTTAAGAAGATCTATGTCAAAAGCTGATTCTTGACTCGTTTGCGATTTTCGGATTCTATCCGAGCACGTTCCAATTTATCTCGTATCAACTGATTTCGCTGATCCGCAGTCAGAGTATGCTCTGTGGTAAATCTTACTTCGCGCATTCTTCGTTTTAAATCTGATTTTTTCATTTTCTCCTTGCTAAAAACAAAAAACCCTAGGGTTTTAATCCTAGGGTCCTTGGAGTTTAACTGTAAACTGTTGCTTACAATTTGGTCTCCCGGACCCTGGTAACCTCTGGTGTGCGATCATATGACATGCTATTAATTGCAAACCAAATAGAGGGCGTGAAGCCCGCCTGCTTGGCAGAACAATTTGATATAGAATGTAACAAGTTCGTTTGCATTTTCATTTCTTTAAAATTTACATGAGCCGTTTTATCAGCGCATGTGTGTATTGTATAGGTTTATTTATACAAGGTCAACCCTCAGGTTGTCCAAATTGCTGTTTTTTTGCCAATATTTTTTAGTGCAGGCCGATCTTCAATAGTTGACCAGGAACTTTTCCAAATTGCCGTACAGCTGAGCTACCACTGCTTCGCGACTGCCAAACATGCAAATCTCCACCGGAATACGTTTTTCAACTTTGATATAGTAAGGACTTTGCAGTTTACGGTCCAACGACAAAATAGTACGACGGGTGCTCGGTCCAGGTTGAATTTCTAAATCATAGTGTGTTAATTCCAACACACGACTGAACACATAGAATCCATGATCAGTAAGTCGTAGCCCACCAGTTTTTCGAATATTGGCCCACCAGGTCCGAACAGCGACTTCTGCTGACTCAGCAAATTCTTCTGGCAGATTGGCCACCAGTGCTTGGGTCAGCAGTAGTTTGTCACGCACTGCCGGGCTGAACTTTGTCGCCCTGGGTCAACAAAATCACAGAGAACTTGTCTGTTTTGAACTGTGCATTTAATTTTTTTGAAAGATTGTGTGCATGCCCAGGATTGGAGAAACTGACCTTTTTGTACTTGGGTCCAGGATGTTGTATCAGCATGTTACTGGTTTTGAGATTGATAGGACTGTTGTCATAAAACACTGCCCAAACGCCCGTTGACGACAAGACCTGTTCGGTCTTGTATGTGCTTTTGTTTGTCAGTTCTAATAGAACTTTGGGTTTTGGTCTGCTCATATCATTAAACTCCTACATTTTTATTTATGCCAATATAGGAACTTTTAAAATGACCCGCCTTGCATTTCTACCTTGATTGTGTTTTCTTGTGCGGTGCTTACAGCAGACTCTCTCGCGGCTTGTAATGTTATAAGCAATCTGGTCAAATCTGCATGTAGGTCTTTGGCATCTTTGATGGGCATGGTAAAGTCTCTAGCACCACGTGCTTCGAAACCTTGTAGTCTTTCGATGAACCGTTGAATATGCAACATTATTTTCTATCGCCAAACAACTGCAACAGGTTCAAGAACAGATTGATAAAGTCCATGTACAAGGTCAGCGCACCACGAACCTCAGCCACGTCGCTGGTTTCGGTACTGAGTTCTTCACGAATCTTCTGTGTGTCGTAAGCAGTGAGTCCCAAAAAGATAATAATGGCCAATGCGGAGATCACCATCTGCATAACTGTACTACCAATGAAGATGTTCACAATGCTGGCAATCACAATGGCAATCAAGCCCACAAACATAAACTTGCCCACGCTGTCGAGACTCTGCTTGGTAAAGTAACCGTAGCCACTCATTACACCAAACAGGATGGCAGCACCCATGAACGCACTCACAATTGATCCCATGGTAAACACAGCAAAGATCATTGCAAAGCTCAGCCCCATCAAGGCCGCAAATCCATGCAGGCAAAGTTGTGCGGTGCTTTTACTAGGGTTGTTGGCCAACACCATGCTGATGCCAAAAATTGCCACCAGTGGTGCAAAGATCACAATCCACTTTAGCACACCAGTAAAGAAGAACTCCAGCAACTCTGGACTGGTGCCCACAAAGTAACTGACCAGCATACTCACGATCACTGCCAGACTCATGTGTCCGTACACACGGCCCATGGCCGAGTTGATTTCGGTGGCACTGCGATAGGCCACACTGTTATTATAACTTGTTTCAAACATAATTTACTCCCGTGTTAAAAATGTATTTAATTCAGGTGCCGTCCAACCCAATGGTTTCAGCACTTTTCCATCTTCTCGCTTGCGTACTTTGCCTGTTTCGTGATCGATCTTGGCAAAGTTAGTTCGCATGACTTCTTTCCAGGCACCTTCGGCATCAGCGCCCATTGAGTGAATAGCACCAATGGTAACAACTAGAATATCAATTAATGCATCTAACTGCTCAACACGGTCATCTGATAGTGATGCCTCTAACAGTTCCTGATGTTCTTCGTCGATAAGTTTAACATACATTGCATACTGTAGTTCATTAAACTTGCCAACACTTTGATCGCAAGCTCGCATAAACTTTTCTTGATCTCTAAAAGGATTGGTCATACTGTTACTTCTTGTTGAGTTTTAAATGGGCCTTGGTAAGGATAGCGTTGCAGTGCAATCAGTTTGGGATCCCGTACAACTTTCCAGTTACGACCACGTTTGACAGAGTACCAGCCGGCTGCAAACCATGATTTGCTTTTGCGAGTTTTGGTGTACATTGGCAAGTGATGTGCCACGTCCCACACAGGATTATAAAAACGGCCCACCACTGGGAATCCGTACACAGTGGTGTTGTCTTTTGGTTTTGGATTTGATTGTTTTTCAAACACAATATTTGATTCCTTGGCAGCAAGTTTGATAGTTTTGAATTGTTTTACTTGATTGTTGATTCGAACTTGATACCCGCCGTTCCAGGCTTCGATGTTGCCAACCTTACAATCATCTTGTTGTAAAATCCAAAACTGCTTGTCTGCTACCACTTTAGCTATTAACACTTAGCACTCCTTTATATGTTTCATTCAGCCATCGACTGAATCCTTCGGCATTCTCACTGCACCGAACCAGATCATACTTGCCACAAAACTGCATGAATCTCACGCCAACTTGGCCAACATCTTTGTTAGACACCTGCTCAATAATGGCCAAGTCCACGATGTCTTTGACAGCCTCGGGTTGATGGGTAAGATCAATCAACTGTCTATTGCGCTCGTAGTCGTCCAACACACGATGTTCTTCGCCATTGTGGTCAGTCCAACGTTGCAACATCATGTTGTTCCAATTGTAGCCTTTGGTGTTTCGGTCTGCAAAGGCCTCCTGGAGACCAACCTTATTTTTTGTGCCTTTTGTGCGTACTCCTGGATATGCACTGAACACATTGTCTGAGGTATCGCCTCGCATGCACTTTTCAAAAAGTAACCACTGCGGGTTCGGTGGGACTTTTGCTTCTTTAGTTTTTTTATCAACAACTGGCTTGTTTTTAGCATCAAAGATGCCGTCGGTGGTGATGAGTTCGTCTGTGATACCATTGTATTGTTTTACATTGGGAGCCACCAGCTGCACAAAATCTGTGTCGCTGCTGATCACAATGTGTTCGTCTTGGGGATGTAGAGCGATCCAACGTGCAATGATATCATCGCCTTCGGCAGTGGCACATCTGATCACACTACAGTTGGTTTTCTCTGCCAGGTATTTAGTCAGATTATCATACGTTTCCCAAAACATTTTATCTTCTTCAGCTTCTGTTTCGGTTAGTGCAGCTCTGGCCACAGCACGATTGGCCTTGTAGGGCTTGTAATGGTCTTTGCGCCAGCTACGACCTTCCAGTGCGAACACCACGTGATCTGCTTCAAATCGACGCACAACCTTGTTGGCGCTCATCAATGTGGTATGCAGTGCTACACCGACCTTTTCCCAAGCATCGCTGGCACGAAACGCAGTGTGCCTAGCACGAAAAAACATATTGGCCGTGTCAATCAACACATAACGCATACTTAACCCTTAGACTTTGTTGTTTGCATTGATATATTGTAACATAAAACGATTCCAAAAGCTATGGCCATCTTTGCCAAAATGCCAGGAATTGGGTGCAACTGTTTGTATTCCTGCGGCTCTGATTCGAGCATTGTATGTGCCTGCAGGCTCGTAAGGGTCAATGTAACTGTTACCCCAGTCTTTTCGGTCAGCGATTGCGCTGAAATCATTATTGCCATTGAAGAAAATATGGTTAACACCCAATTCGTCTAATTCGGTATGCAATTGCCAAATTTCATTGTGTGCCTGCTGAGTCTTTTGTTTCCAATCTACGCCGACCACAAATTCCTTGTAGCGTTGTTGATGTTCCACTGGTACATCGTCCATGCCACTGGCACCGATCTGATAGTACACATCGTCAATCAACCATTCTTCGCGCTCCCAGGTACTCCATTGTATCACCATCAACACTTCTTCTGGGTGGCGTATCTTTTTCAGCCAATTTCTAGTGGTTCTTAAGATTCTAGTGTTGCTGGCAGCACTCTCAGCATCACAATGCAAACCAGCTCGTAGTGCGTCGGCCAAACGCCGGCCCCAACTCACTGCTAAATTTTCTGGATGCGGGGCCCGGCCCATGTAAAACAAATGACCATCGTCCATGGCAAACGCATGCGGGTTGACTGCTTCAGCGGCAGCAGTGTGACTATCGCCATTTACATACAAGATCATGATACTTCGCTTCTGCCGTCACCGATATCTCGTGATTTTACCACACGATTGGGATTGTTTGCCACTTCCTGTTCCCAGGTTTCCATGACCACATGTCTGCAGACATTTTGGAACCAGCGATCTACAATGTCCGAATCTTTGTCGTCGGCTTTCATTTGATATCCGGCACGAACCAAGTTGGCAATAAATTTGTCATTCCAATCCAGTTCAAATGCGCCTTGATGTAGATTTTCCGGATCAATATCCATGCTGAGAATGGCAATCCAGGGTTCGCCTTTTTCAGTAGCAATTTCTTTTTCAGTTTTTACCGGCGCCTTGACTCGCGGTGCAGGCGGCTCTTTGGCCACCGGCTCGGGCGGCTTTTTCTTAAATCGATCAAATAAACCCATACAGTTTCCTTATTATTTGCCCCAGCCGTTGCCCCACAAGTCCACATGCAATCGAGGACTGTAATAGTAGCCCCGGCTGCAAGCCCAGTCTGCTACTCTAACACGATTCTGTGAATAAGGAGTGACCACACCACCTTGTGGCATAACATATACAACACCGGTAAAGCCACCAGCACGGAATTCTTTTACTGCTTGTTCAACTTCTGCAAAGTGTTCTTCTGTTTCCACAACAAATTTAAGATAGGTGGTGCCAATGTCTTGATAACTGGCCACTATGTCAGGGCAGATGGCTTCAGACCACCGTTCGCCACTGGCACTGAGCTTGGGACTGACACTGAAAGTGAGTTGACCTGGGGTACGTCGAACAGCTCGACTGTTCAGTTTGCTGTTCAGTGTCCAATTAAGCAGATACTGCCTAAACTGTGGGTTTAGAGCCTGAGTACCATTCGTTTCAAATGTGATATTCTGTAGATCCAACATGGCAGGACCACTCAACAGTTCCGGATATGTACGTTGCCAGCCCAACAAAGGTTCACCACCTGTGATGACCAAATGAACATCGTTGCCGTTGTCCTGTATCCATTTGTGATTGGGTGTCAGGACCAGCATTTGATCCACCAGCTTGTCTGTGTCAATGGTCGGACTTAGGTCTTTAAAGTCCGGATGCCAACTGGCATAACTGTCACAGCCGGTATTGACCAGTGGCAAGTCTTCAAACTTTGAAAACGGTTGGATCATGACATGTTTGGCTGCAATGTCAGTGGCTTCGTGGCTTAGTTGACCGGGCGGCATACCAAAACCGGCGCACTTAAAGTTACACCCAAAGGTGCGTAGAAACACTGATGGGACACCAATAAAGCGTCCTTCACCTTGTGCGGAATAGAATAGTTCAGATACTTTTAATTTCATGTACTATTATACAATAACTGTTTATGACTTGTCAACTAAATTTTTAATAATACGACCAACACCTTGTTCAAATGACATGGGCGCATAGTCCGGCATGACCGATCTGAGTTTGTCAATGTTGGGCCTACGAGTAGCAGTGCTGCCGGCTCGGCCAGGTGTGGCGGTCCAGGCTGGGTCAGTATGTCCAAATTCGGTAGCAATGACCTTCACTGCATCCATAATGGTAATTTCTCTGTCATTGCCAACGTTGAACAGTTGATTGACCTGTGTTTCGGCACAGAATATTGTGGCACGAACAGCATCTTCCACATGACAGAAACTGCGTGTTTCTTCTGGACCAACCACTTGGAATACACCATTTTGGATCTTGGCAATTTGGTCTGCCAGGAAGTGACCGGCCTTGCTGTTGTCGCCGTACACGTTGAAGTAACGTATCATCACATAGGGCAATGGGCTATTGGTCAAGTAGTTTTCTGCACAGATCTTGGGCAGGCGATAACTCCATCTGGCATTGTGGATGTTGTTGATTGTGATGTCAGTGTGTTCGGCCACTGGACTCACAGGATCATCGCTGACCACTTCACTGCTGGATGCATACACTAATTTTTTCAATTGCGTGTTCATGCCGGCAAACTCAAATATATTAAAGTCTCCCACCATGTTGTTCCATAACACTTGGTTTGGACGCTCGTAAAAGTTTTTGGTTCCGTTGATTGCACCATAGTGATAGATGTAATCAAAGTCCACCGGCAGGTTGGCGTAGGCTACATCACCGGCAGTCAAATCCACATCGATGAACTTGTCACAGGGAGGAATGGTTGAGCTGCGACTATGGTTATCCATGGCCCACACTTCGTTGTTGGAATTTTCTTTCAGCTGTCGGCAGATTTCTGTGCCCAACAAGCCGCTGGCACCGGTTACTAGTATTTTCATTTGTTAAATTTCTCGTTGTCGTTGATTACCGATTGGATCAGGCCAAACTCTAGACCTAGATCTTTTATCAGATTGTTCCATGCACTGGTATCTTTGGGCAAACAGTGTCCACCGTAGCCACGCATGTTTGGATTGGCCATTAGGTAATGTGGATTGATACAGTCACGCTTGGTGATGGCCTTGTACACGTTCATGTAGTTGGCGCCCAGCTTGTCGCATACTTCATAAGTGATGTTGGCAAAGGTCACACTCATGGCATGATGTACGTTGTTGAAGTACTTGATCACTTCAGCTTCAGTGGGCGTCACGCGAGCAATGTTTTCGGGAAAACTGCCGTGTATCTCCACAATCAAGTCAGCATCGGCTTTGTTGTTACAGCCTACTACCAACAGGTCGTGATTGTAAACAAAGTCAGCCAGCGCACTTTTTGCACGGAGAAATTCTGGTACCATGCTCAATCTCAACTGAGGGTACAACGTTTGTAGTCGATCAGTTGTGCCAGGGATCACTGTGCTCTTGATACTGATTAATCCCTTGTAATCAGCTTTGGCCAGATCTTCGATTGTACGATCAATAATTGACACGTCACAGTCGCCGTTGGCAGCCTGATTGGTTGGCACACTGATAAACACACAGTCTGTGTCCAACACATGGTCCAGCACTGATCCTTCATATGCTGGATCAAAGAACGACATAGTGTGTCCTAAATATTCTAGCCCTTCGTACACAGCTTTGCCCACTGTGCCTTTTCCAATTATACCTATTTTCATATTGCATCCTCAAATGTTATGTCTACACAAGTACTAGCACCGGTGCCTGTTGCCAGTTTAAAAATGTCCTGCGCTACCCGCTCGGGCAAAAGATAATCCAACGCAGGATCTTTTGCTTGGCCACCTGTGGCCATTCGAGTTAGTGTCCTTACTGGGTTAACCAAATGAACACGTATGTCAGTGTTGACAAGATTCTCACTGACTCCTTGCCACAAGTTGTACAAGGCTGCCTTGCTGGCACTGTACAACGGATATTGTTTTCTTCCGCCAGTGTAGCTGCTGGATCCCACCATCACTATGTTCACCGGTTTCTTTTGATTGCCAGTGTAAAGATAGTGCCGCATGATGGACCAATTGCTGCCTACATTCACTGACATGGTCTCTTGATGATCTGACAAGTGTCCGCTTACAAACACTCCGGCGCAGTTGATCACAATATCTGGATCCAGCACACTTAGAAATTTGTGTATCTCTTGATCAGCCGTAGGCAGTTTTAAATCAATAATTGCACGGTCAACATCAACAATCTTGTATTCAGCAGGATCGAATAGCCGCCTTACAGCAGAGCCAATACCGCCACCGGCACCAAAAATAGCAACAGCTGGGCGTGTCATTGGCCCACTATGCTGTCTACACGATAGGTATCTGACTCGTAGTCAGCACCGCCGCGTGGGCCGGCTGCATAGGCAACAAACGTACAGCCATCGGCGCCGGCCTTCATGCCATGTATTTCGTTGGGTTCGCTGATCAGCATGTCACCAGGACCTGCTACAAACAGTTCAGCTGCTTGGTCGGAATCCACTGGTCTTGAGTAATAACTGAGACTGCCACTCAATACCAATGTGTACTGTGTGGTCAGCTTGTGATAGTGATTGCCACGTACAGCACCGGGTGCGTTGGTGATCACACAGCCATGATTGATATTTTGAGAATAAAATAAATCGGTAATTGTGCCGCGCTCGTCGGTGAATTGTCCTAACCCGGGTTCTGAGTTGGTGTGTATATTGTAGTGTTTCATTGTGAAATAAATCTAGTTTGTGGATTGATATTTAGTATGGCCTTTCGGAGCCCTTCCCCAATGTTCCAACTCAATATCAGTGCATACGGATTCTTGTGCTGAGCAAACTCTTCATCTGCTAGAATTGGAATCCGTGTTAATGGTGTAAATTTTCCCTGTTTAAACTCACTAGAGTCGGTCACACAGTGCAGATGTGTTGCATTAAGACCGTGCCAGGTCAGCCAGGTATTGGCCTTGGCTGCTGCTCCTACTCCAATGAACACAGCATCAGGTTCTGCTGTTCTTATTGCATAAAAATTTGCCAACCAACAGTCTCGGTTCTGTGCAAATTGTGTCTGTAGCTGTGTGTAAAAATCTCGGGAGAACAAGCCCATCTCGGTTTCACGATCAATTGCCTGTGCTACCTGCAATGGCATGGCAGCACCGGTGTCCCGACGAGCAAACATTCGTAAACTGCCGCCGTGATAGTTGACCACATCAAAATCTACAATTTCAAGCCCGGCTGTTTTCAACAGATTCCACACGCTCTTCACTGTGAAATAACTGGGATGTTCGTGATACACCATGTCCACAAACCGCCCAGACTCAATCATACTGGCCCAATATGGCACTTCAAAAACAAACAGGCCGTCTGCGCTCAACAACTGTTCAACACACCGGGCAAAGGCCACAGGATCGTTGGCATGGTTAAACACATTGTTGGCCATAATTACCTGTGCCGGTCCGTGTTGCTCCAACAGTGTCACAGCAACTGCCTCGTTAAACAATGCATTCACAGTGGCAACACCACGTGACTCAGCCACTCGGCACATGTCTGCACTTGAATCAACGCCCACTGCATTATCACCAAACTGACCAATCAAGTAGCCGTCGTTGCTACCAATTTCCACTGCAAAACCTGTTGGGCATCGTTGCTTGACAGTGGCAGCATACTCATCCCAATGATCCCTTGCAGTTTTGGAATTGCTGGATGTGTAACTGTAGCTGTAGAGGTTGTAGCGATCTTCAGCTGAACTTGCATAGCCCAATTGTATACTGCCGCTGTCGGCATTCATGTACACATGCAGTGGAAAAACTGGTTCACTGAGATTCAATTGATCTGCACTGACAAAGGTGTCGGCAAATGCATGCTGACCAAAATCTAATATTTTCTCCACTGGTGCAGAAGTCAGCATGCACCGATCAATTAGTTGACTGTAGGTAATGGTGTTGTTCATGATAATTTTACCTTGTACTGTGACATCTGCTTGTTGACATCCATCAGTCTTAATTTTTCCCAAGGATCCTGAGTTCCGGCCTTGACACTGTTCCACCAGGGTAAGGAACTGGCATTGCCTTGCGACAACATGTAGGTCATCAAAGTTTCGCAGTCTCGGTATCGCCGTTGTATAGTGGCAGGATAATGAAAATCCAATGGACTCTTGGGGTTGTGTTCGAATCGACTCTTGGGCTTGAGTGGATCAGTGGCATCCTTGGTCAGTTCAACCTGATTGTGCGTGGCATGCACATCAATCACCTGCATGATGTCCAACATGAATGCCATTTGGCTAACTTCGGCGTCGATCATCTGATGTCGACTCAACAAGCCCATAACCTCAAACCAGGCCCTAGGCACAATGGGAAATATGCTGTAGGGATGGTCGTTGTGAGTGTGCAGTTTCAGCAGACGGAACTGACCAGTATACTGACTGATCACTGTGTCCCAGCCAGGTGTGTCCATCACAGCATCGTCGTTCCACACAAACAACCAATCAGCATCAGCTGACTTGGCCAGATGATTGTAGTATCTATTGAGTCCAGCGTAGCCCATACTTTTGAATAGCTGTGCTTCGTACGCCAGTTCAGTCTGATCTAACCACGGCTGTATCACTTTAGAAAAATGATCCAGTCCTGCGGTATCGTCGTCGTCGAATCCCAACAACAGTTGAATGGAGGACAAATTATCTGCTGATTTTACTATACTGCTTATACTTTGAGTAAGAGCTGTGGTTCTACTTCTGGTGGGTAGCAATACTGCTATTTTGTATTCACTCATATACTGTATTTAAATTTTAACCTTCGTAGGTGGCACTGTTGCCTGCGTGTTCAAACACTTCTGCACTCTTGACTCGTACTGTTGGATTGATTGGGTAACGCATATCACCACTGGCCAGCAGTTCTGCCATTTTGTCATAGCACATTTTGGCAAACATTTCACAGCCCACTCCGGGCACAATACGCAAGTCGCAAAGTGATCCTCTTTGATACGGCTCAAAATTATCTCTATTAACTTGCATTTCATCTGGACCGGTTTCGGGCAAAGTCCAGTTGGTGTCAATCAATGCCATTTGTTTGAAAAATTCTAGCTGGGGATCGTCTTCGGCAATAACCAAAGTGTGATCAAACATGTGATCGGCCCAGGCTTTGAATTCTTTGAGGCCGCCAAAGTCCATACACCAGTTTTTCTCATCCAGTGTGTCACATTCAAATACCAATTTGATACCAAGACTGTAGCCGTGCAGTGTTGAGCAGTGGCTGTGTTTGGCACGCCACTGTCTAAAACAGCAACTCAGCCCTCTGTCTGTACCGTAGGTTTTTGTTGAATAATATTTTGCCATTGATTTCTCCTATGTTGATTATAGCATAGGCAGCGGAGTTTGTATAGCGGGTCGATGCTCTAAAGTCCGCTGAAGAAGAATATTTATTCTGTCAAACATCAGGATGTTTATAACTGCCAGTACGATAATTGCCCTGGCCAGGAATGGTGTTTCTAACGCCACCAATAGGATCTTCTACGTCGCCTGCTCTGCGTGGAATCAAATGCACATGTGGCCATGGCACTGTTTGTCCGGCAGCTGATCCGTAATTCATGCCAATGTTAAACCCGTCCCATTCGCCAGATTCAACCTGCGCTTGGCCGTGCTGAACAGCATCGCGCATGGCATCCATCAGCACACTCACTGTGTTGAATTTTGGAACAAACAACATGTGCCCAGGCGTCACTGGATAGATATCGTTAAACACTACAACATGGAAATCTTCACGTACCCGTTCGGTCCACGGTGCAAGTTGTTTATTAATTTCCGGAGGCAACCCAGGAAATATCTCTTGTGTGTACGGCAAATTCATATTGGTTCCTTTTATATGACAGTAATATACAATAACATTTTTACACTGTGCCGCGATCTAGGTGTTGTAATTTGTCCGGCACATTGGTCCATCGTTCATGATCTGGCAAGGGATCCTTGCGTCGAGTAATAGCGGGCCAATGGCCGGCAAGGTCAGCATTGATCTTTATAAATGCCTGTTGATTTTCCGGCACATCCTCTTCAGCATAGATTGCATTAACAGGACATTCTGGAACACATACTGCACAGTCAATGCACTCGTCTGGGTTGATGGCTAAAAAGTTTGGTCCTTCAACAAAACAATCTACCGGGCACACTTCTACACAGTCAGTGTGTTTGCATAAAATGCAGTCATCGGTTACGACATAGGTCATCTTGGAGCAAAGTCCTGTTGTAGTTTGATATTGTCAAAGAATTCTTTTTTTGTGCTTTGGTCATCTTTAAACGCACCTTTAAGCACTGTAGTCTGTGTCAGACTACTGTGTGCCATAATGCCACGATTCTCACAGCACCCATGCACAGCTTGTACGTACACACCTACATCGGTAGCGTCAGTGGCCTTCATTATTTCCCGAGCAATGTCAATAGCCAGTTCCTCCTGGAGAGTGCCTCGTCTTGCACACCACTGTGCAATTCTGGTGTACTTGGACAGTCCAATAAGTTTCTGTGCGGCAATAAGGCCAATATAAGCAACGCCACTAACGGGTTGATGATGATGGCTACACATACTACGAAGCTCACTGCGAACAACCAGCATGCCTTCGTAACGATCCGCCGAGTCATTTGGAAATGCTGTTGCGTCTGGTTCTGGTTCATATCTACCTGCCATTATTTCATTAAAGTACATTTTAGCAAGTCGTCTTGCTGTACCCTTACTGTTTGGATCAGTTTCTCTATCAATCAGCAAACGATCCAGCACAGTTTCAAATGCTGGCGTGGCTTCATCAATCAGTCGTTCAATGTCGCCTTCGTGCAGGTAGTCGCTGATGTTGTCGCCGGCCCAGAAACGTTTGTTATCACGCCGCATTTTAAAGCGAAGATGATCGCCTAGGTATGCTTCTTGGTAGCCGCCGTCGCCGGCCATGGCGTCTAGGCCTGTTTCTTTTTTAACATACACTTCCTTGCCCAGTGGTGTGTATTGATCTGGCATAAATTCCATCTTGGAATTAGCAAGGCTATCTGGTATAAATTCTGTTGTCAATTTGTATTTCTCCGAGTTAGTGACGTGGATGTCGTGTGTTATATTATATAGGATATTTAGGACCTTGTCAAGGCACAATAGTTATTTTTCTGCAATCTGGGTAATCAACATGTACAGGAGTAGGTCGATTGTTTCGAACTCCTTCCAACAGAACCAAGCCCTGCTCGGCTTCTTCAATAGTGGGCTTGTAGTGATAGCCCACCTTGAATACCTGTTGCGACTGCCAAGGCAAAACTGTAAGATCTCTACCGTCATAGCGTTGAGACAGTATGGTGTCATAGGCAACCACATCGTCTAACAAGATGGCACCACCGCGCCCAATATGCAAGGGTTTGCCGTGGCCAAAGCTCAAGCACTGCATAGTACCTTCACGATACATGTCTTTTTCTAGCCTGCGAGCCGAGTCCCAGATGCGGGTGTCATGGAACTGATATTCTCCAATCCACGGTTCGTTTTCCAAACTGTACTTGATGCCCAGTTTGTGCATGGTCATAGGAATGCTCAGATAGGTAAACGCTGTAAAGCTACAGGATCGAATTTGGTCGTAGCGTAGACACAGCTCGATGGCATGGGTGCAACAATCAGTCATCACGGCGTAAGGTGCGCCGGTAAACTTAGCCAAATCTCGTTCAAATTTTAGTATGCTATCAAAACTCATTTGGTGTACCATTTCCATGCGTGTGAGATCATATCGTCCAAAGTATATTGTTGCCAGGCACCGGCCACTGCGGTAAATTTGTCTGCACTGGCAGTGAGTATAGGAGGATCACCTGCACGTTGGTCACCTGTTGCAATAGTTACGGTCTGTCCGGTGATGCGTTCTGCGGCTGCAATGATTTCTCTATTGCTGGTGCCTGTGTTGGATCCGAGATTGTAAACGCCTGCAGGAATTGCTTGATCCAATGCCATGACATGAGCACGAGCAATGTCGTTCACGTGTACATAGTCTCGAACACAGGTTCCATCCGGAGTGGGATAGTTGTTGCCATACAATGTAAATGTTTGGCTGTCTCTAATGCTTTCCAGCACACGGGCAATGATGTGTGTGGCATTGGGTTCTTGACCGTGTCTAGCTTGCGGATCTGCACCGCAGGCATTGAAATAACGGAAACTCACATAGTCAAGTCCGTATGCTCGATGATACGATTCCAACATCATGTCGATCATCAGTTTACTTTCGCCATACGGGCTAACCGGTTCAGTAGGATCAACTTCTTGACACGGTGTCATTATGGGTTCACCGTATGTGGCTGCACTGGAACTAAAGATGAATCTAGTCTTGGGCATAGCTTGTGTTATGAAAGTGATCAACTGTAGTGTTTTGGCTACGTTATTGAAGTAGTAGGTGCTGGGGTGCTTGATACTGGGGCCAACCAAGCTGGTGCCGGCACAATGTACAATGGCTTCGGGCCGCACATCCAGTAGTTTTTTATACGCAGTATCGCTGTCAAAGTCTGCCAAGACAAAACCGTCGAGCAGGCCTTTTTGATGCGGCTGCAACGGCCTAAAGTCAATGCCTGTGACAACATGCCCTGCGTCTTTCAACTGCAGGGCAACCTGTCCGCCAATGTATCCGGCTGCTCCGGTGACTATTACATTCATTCTTGTTTCCTTTGTGGATAATAGTAGTGGCATTCATGACGATACGGATACCAATCTCCTGCCATGCCACCCAAGTGCTGTAACGCACAACGAGCCCGATCTTCTACGTCGTTCATTTTGGCAATCCAAGGAGCGGTTGTTTGAGCACAAATATACTGCTTGAGATAGCAGAAACTTTGTTCCCGAGG